AGAGCCATCTAAAAATTTCTTCTACTTCTTCTGGTCTAATCTGACTGCAAACAAGTTTTCTAGCCTGACTCACTTTTCCTTGTTTGAATAATTCCACCATCTGGATACGCCAGTCGGACAAATTGGCATCTACTTCATTTGGTGAAATCAGTTTTCCGGTACTGCTGTTCATTTGCACAGTATTAATACATTTACGTAAGTCGGGATATTTTGCCTTGACATAAGTGTCTAGGGTGTCGAGATCAAATTCTATGTTTTCTTCAACAAGAATTGTAGCAACCCTAGCAGTAAATTCTGTAGAATCAACTTTCTCAATATGAAATCCTTGGCACCGACTGTGTAGTGCTGGAATAATTTTGTTGGGATAATTGCAAGTGAGAATAAAACGTGCAGTAGTATGATATTCTTCTAACAGTCCACGCAGTGCTGCTTGAGCATTGTGACTCAAATAATCAGCCTCATCTAACAACACAACCTTGAAGTCTCCAAACGGAATCATCTGTACAAAGTTAGTGATCTTATTTCTAACATCATCAACTGAGTTAACACGACTGGCATTGATTTCTAACACATCAAGATCGTTGGTATCCAATAAATTCAAAAGAATCTTTGCCAATGTAGTTTTTCCAATACCAGCATGTCCGCTGAACAACAGATGTGGAATGGTTTTTTCTCTAATCCAATTTTCAATTTGTTGCCGTTGGTTAGTGTCTCTAAACACATATCCATCTAATGTGTTGGGGCGATATTTTTCTACCCATAGATTATTCATACAAGTTCCTCAACAATACCTAACATTTCTGCTAAAATTAATAGACCGCCGGCAGCAATTAAGTTACCTTGGATTAAACATCCGCCAGCACCAATGCGAGTAATACTTTTTACAAGGCTGACATAAAAATGTCCCTTGCTTGTGTCTTTAGGTTGTATTTCCATTTTTAATCCTTTCTGCATCAACTACACGTTGACGTAATTCTGTTGTTGAAAAACTGTGTTCCCTACGATTGAAATACAGTTCCATATCTAAGTTGTCGCCTGTAAATGATTTACTTGCATACTCGTCTCCTAGTATTCTAACATCAATAGGATAAGATTGCAATACATCTAGGAGTTCTTTTTCGGTAGCATAAACTACAACTTCATCTACATACTTACAGGCTTGCAGTTGTACGTAGCGTTCAAATATACCTTGAATGGGTTTATTCTTTTCCGGGCGATCAATGGTTGGATCGGTTTGTAGACCAACTATCAAGTAGTCGCATTGTGTTCGTGCTTCTTTAAGCATCATAATATGACCTGCATGAAACAAGTCAAAGGTTGAGCAAGTAAATCCTATCTTCATCTTGCTATTATACAGAAAAAGAAAGGGTCTGTCAAGACCCTTTGAGTTACTTGCTCACAAAAGGAGCCAACTCCGGCGGCACCCACCCTATGGGTTTCAATACCTTACCGTCCTCACGTTTACGAACCTTGCCAGTCTCTTTGTCGATCTTGGCCAAGTTAGTACTCATAACTTCTTTCCACCCGCCTTCACCGTCGAAGCCACCACTGTGTATTGCACCAATGGTAACAACAATAAAGTCTAGTAGAGCATCCAACTGCTCTACACGATCTTCCATTAGTAGAGCCGCCTTAAGTTCTTTCCATTCTTCATCCATAAGGGACAAATACAGTTTATACTGTTCTTGGTTTAATTCGCCAACAGTTTGATCGCTGGCCCGCATGAATTTCTCTTGATCACGAAACGGATTCATTACTTGTTTTCCAATCTGTATGCTTCGACTGCTTCTTGAACTTCAATGCCCCTAGCAATATAGATGTCGTCGGGTTTCTCATCTGCCTGTAGAAGAATGGCTTCGGTATCTACTCTGCGAATAATTATTTCTTTGCCGCCTTCTTCTACCTTGATACCTCTAGTCCATCGCCCGTGCTCTACATAGATCCATTTGTCTACAAACACTTCCGCTTGTTCTGGTCCAACAGCCCATACTCGTGCCCATCGAGGTTTAACACCGTGTGCTTTGCCGTCGTCACTTTGTAGAACAATGCCTGATGCAGTTTTCTGTTCTTCGAATCCCATGTCAACAACCAATACGTTGTTACGTAATGGTTTTAATTTTCCTTTGACTACATTCATGTGTATCTTTCAAATGTCTTTAACGGCGTTGGGATTATTTTGATAATACTCTGTCATAACATCTTCACGTTTACGAATTATTTTACCGCCTGGGCCTAATTCGTCTCCGCGAGCATTTACCCGAGCATTGCCCACTGCCGGAGTCATCTCGTTACGCATACGTAGTTTTTCTAGGTCAATTTCTTTTCCTAGCATTGATTTGTATACTTGTCTTTGTGCTTGTCTAGCTGCCATAATACTCTCCTTTAATACACATACTTATCTCATAAATTCAGAGAACTCTAAATTATATTTAATACTGTTTATTCGATGAACGCCAATTAGATACAGCACATAACTGGCCACACTCGATCCACGCCCTACGCCCCATACTATGTTGTTTGCTCTGCAGGTATCTACAAAGTATTTTAACCAACGCAACAAATCAATCATGTTTCTATTACGAAATTCTGCTAGTTCTAACTGTACTCTAGCATGATCTGGATCCCAGGGTGCCGCCTGATCGTAAACCCATTGTTCTATGTCTAGATCTTTGTACGATTGGGGCATAATCCAATTATTTTGATTGCGATAATCGAACTGTTCTTGATCAGTGTCAGTTGTGGGTTGTTGGAATTCGATATTCAATGCTGTTTGTAACTGCAAAATTTCAGTATCTTGATCTACAATTAATTTGGACACTTTGTCTATATGCCCTTGATAAATTATATCAATTATATCGTTGCTGTCAAATACAGACTGACCAAGATTGTTTATTCTCATGCATACATTTTAACTGACATTGATGAGATTGTCAAGATCTTTACTGCGTTTTTGATACAATTGATTGAGTTGTTGTTGCCTACGGTGTTGCATCTCAGTTTTATACATGTCTAAAAACATGGTTATTTGTCGTTGCACGTTGGCATTTTGAGTTTGCCAATATTTTTTTGACAGATCTAGAATACGCTGTTCGATCTCAGCATCCTTTAGTTGACTAAAATCTTCACTTAATGGATGTGACATTATAGATATGTTCCGATAAGATTAGCAAACACCGTTATACCACCGTCATTAGAATATAGTTCAACAACTTTGGTTTCCCCACCAGTGCTTAATGTTCTACCAGTAGTGTCTAAATTTGTGCTTAATCTAAAAATTCCTGCGGTAGTTAGAAAAGTAAATCTCGGAGTAAAGTCAGCCGCGCCGCCGCTAAAAGAAATTTTGATGTTAGCATGAAGATTACTGACAGGCCATCCGCTCAGTCTCACTGTGAATTCTGGATTATACGACACGGAAGGTGTAGCATTTGACACTGCAAAAATTACATTAAAAAATTCTGCATCACCGACATTGATAGCAACTTCGGGAGTAGCACCAGTGCTGGCATTAAATGTAAATGTGCCTTTATCTAAAAATTGTGTGTAAACTTCTTGCAGTTGTGCATTAGATAATATACCGCCGCCAAAATCATTGGCGTCGTTCAATTTTGCTGTGTTAGTCTCTAACGCAGTAATTTCAGCTTTGGTAGTGGTAAAGGCTGACTTGATATAGGTAAAATTATCCCTAAATCCTTGACTATTATTGTCTTGACCAGCCACTGGATAAGTCTGGTCGATTGATTCGAAATTTATTGAGCTCATGTTATAACGGTCCTGTTATTGTTAAACGCAAGATATTTATCGCTACCGAAACCAGTGACAGAATCTATTATGTATCGATCAATTTCATAATTTATCTGTTTGAAATCAAAACCACTGTTTTTTATATTCAACAAAATGGCAGCGGATTGTCCTGGCTTACAGTAGCAAATTGGTACGGATTTGACAAATCCCAACTCTCTTTTCTGATTACTCTGTATACTGCGCATATACAGTGGCAAATACTCGCGTTCAGTTTCACCTAGTTGTTTTATTCTAAATTGCCAGTTTGTCACACTGGCTGGGAATCTAGTTTGCTGCCCACCTGCAAAGTAGTGCTCACTATCAGTGGTAACAATTTGATTGGGTCTAAATGCCCATGGGGCATCTTCGTTCAATACATTTACATCCCTGCTCCAAGTAACTGGTCTAGAATCTATATAGATTGGCAAAGGATCGTCGGCCATATTCACCGTTAACGCAGCACTGCCGTTGCTGTTTTCCAACGGATCTATCATCTCTACATATACGACTTCATAGACTACCGTATTGGTTCCTACTATCTTGGCCTGTGCTGTTTGTACAGCGCCGAATCTAAAACGTTTTTTCTTGTGATTTCTACCCATGGCTTCTACATAACGTGCAGCATCGACTGTTTCGATTCCGCCATAGATAATCATTTTGAGATCTCTTTGTATACCAAAATTACTGTCGCCTAATCTATAAATTAAATTTGGATTGAAAATATTAGTGTCATTAATAAAGTCTGCAAATACAGTTCGTTCAGTAGGTTTTAAAAATGGTCTTACACTGATGTTGCTGTACAGTTTGTCATTAGGAGTGCGAATTGCTAATGAGAATGTTTGATCTATTTGACTGTACAAGAATTGATCTCTAGCACGTACAGTAAACTGGTAATTGCGATCCAGTGTGGTAGTGTTGGCATCAATGATAAAATCGCCGCCGTCAAATGTAATAATGCCAGCAGCACCGGCAGTGCCAAATTGATTTACCTTGCCAGTGATCTGACCATTAAGACTTAAGGTCAATCCAGGAGGTAATTGTCCGCTGATTAACTGATAAATCACAATGGCATTGGGCACAGTAGTGCTGGCCTCCACTGCCAAGGTAGATATGATGTTGGCATTTATGTTGCCAAGATCGGCAGCAGTGAGGAATTTAATTGTGCTGTCTACTTCTCCTAGAATATTTACAGTGAATATTCTTGAAGCAAATGCACTTTCGTTGTTGGTAAAAAACCTAGTGGCCCTCACACTGAATTTATAACCAACAGTGATAGCCGGCTGATAAGGAACGTTTCCAAAAATTTCTGCAGTGGTAGCATCGAAGGTCATGCCAGGAGGCAAAATACTTTCAGACCCGATCAATACTTGTGTATTATTGGGCACTGATACCGCCAACGCAGGACTAATTTGCAGTCTATAGGTTGTAGAATTCACAGCCACAACACCAATGATGCTGTAAACTTGACTGGTTGCATTGAGCAATGTGTCACTGAGTCTAAATTTCATGCCGGTCTCGGGAATTGCAGATGTGTTTTGCACACGAATATATGCAGCACCTCCGATATTTTCATCTACAGCAACTTTGATAGATCTACTGACAATTTCTGGATTTACTGCTTCCAGTGCATATATTGCTTGAGGCAATCCTGGAATATCATCGTATGTTTCTAAAATATAAGTTTGATAATTATTAGCACGTCTCAGGCCGAGGTAACTAGCAGTGGTCCAGATTGGTGTTCTGGCAAATGTTACATCTGCAGTAAACACTCCTGTGCCTGATTGCATTATAGCGTTGTCTGCTCTTAAAAAGTCATCACCTACAACAAATATTCTAAATTTACGTTGTGCCACAGTGTCTCCGTCTGTTACACTGACAATAAATTCATAGTTTCTGTTGAGTTTTTTCGGCAAGGCCGCGCCGCTGCTGTAATCATAAAATATACTGTCATAAACAAAACTATCGTACCCATTGGTTGATCGTTGACCAAAATCATAAGCCACGGCATCATACAAACTATTGCTATAGGATCCGTCACCGTCATCAACTTCAACTACCAACAGCGGTTGTATAAACCCAGTGATGCGTCCTGATCTAGTCAGTATCAATCCTGGAGGTAATGAACCGTCGCCGCTGGAAATAAAATAAGTTAGTGTCTGATTTGCCGCAGTATCAAAGTCAGTGGCCTGCAACTGAAAATCTACAAAACTGTTGTCTATGATGAAAAAAGCATTGTTGGATCCAACTGGTAACAGCCCCTCATTGGTTTGCCATTCAGGTTCATCTGCACCTGTAATGATCATTTTATAAGTGCGGTCAGCAAATGTTGTGCCCAGTGTTGCTCGAATACAAAATTTAAATTCTGTTTCTCTGGGAACTTCGAACGGTGTGCCTTTGATACGATCTGCATCAATACGCAGTCCCGGCGGCAACTGACCTGAAATTACAGAAAACGTTAGACCTGTACTGTCTTCAAAATTATTTTGATAAGACACTGGCAATTGAAAATCCAACGCAGTGCGCTCGGCAATAGTGCCAAAACTGTAATTACTTTGTTCGGTCCATATTTCTAAAGGCATCGAAATTCCTTAAACTACCACGGTCCATACATTGTTGATATAAATCATAAGATGTTGAAGACCATCGAGACCACCGTTCCATGAGGTACCGTCACACACTGCTATCTTGCCTGCTACTCCAGTGGGCTGAGTATCTAGTGGCGGCATAGTCATGGTGCTGGCTTTGAACAGTGTGCCATCTATACCAACACTACCAGTGCCATTAGCAGGAATTGCTAAATTTTGATTAGTTGTTAATGCTGTGATCGTGTTTACTCTCCAAGTACCTCCTGATGCTAATTCTGCACGAATGGCCAGCGAGGTTCCGTTGTTTGTTGCTAATGAAATCTTTGTAGGTACCTGTCCACCAGCCGGGGCCCCATCAACAAGAATCGAAAAGGCCGCACCCCCTACATACGTGGTGCCATTGTGTGCCAAGAATCCGATATCGGCCAATCCGTCTCCATTTTGCACAGCAGTTGATGCTGTACCAGTGCCTCTCGATCTTACAAAATTAAAATTGACTGCATCAGAAGTGTTATGATGTTGTGCAAATGTAAAACCTTGTGCAAACGTATTACTATAACTGTTTCTAGTAATATATAGATTACCGTCAATTAAATCGCTATTTCGTCCTATGGCTACTCGGGTATTCGAGGTAATATTTAATTCACCGGTTTTTTGTATATTGCCAGCATCGTTAATTGTTAACAATCCTTGTAACAATATATCACCAGTGCCACCAGGATCGATAGCAACGTTGGCATTGCCAGCACTGGTAATGGCAAATCCGTTGACATCTAAATTTCCCCCCAATTGAGGTGTGGTATCGTTGACAATATCGTTTAATCCGCCACCAGAAACTAACGTTCCTCCTGCGGTGGTCCCGTCTCCGACATAGACTAACTTATTATCTGTAGTATAGATTAATTCTCCAGCATCTGGCACTATACTAGTTCGTGTTCCTGAAGTTCCTCGTCGTAATTGTAAAGCCATTTTTGTATCCTAAATATTAAAAAGATCCTAGATCTAATGTAAACCCCACCGGGCTAGCAAATGTACCAAAATCTAAATTGCCACCGCCACCTGCTGCTACTGATCCTGGAACCCAATTAGTTCCGTTCCATACTAATGCTTGTCCACTTGTAGGAAGACTAGTTGCAGTATCAACATCTACCAGTGCATTAATACTTGACGTTGTATAAACGCCATTGGTAACTGATCCGGCGTTACCAGTTACATTACCAGTTACATTACCTATCACAGCACCTGTATGAGTACCTACTGTATTACCAGTTACATTACCAACTAAGTTTCCACTTAAATTTCCAGAAAGACTTATATCATTGGCATACAGGGTGTTGACCACTGTTAACAAATCAACAGTGCCCTGTGTTGCATCAAAGTTTCCGTATATAGTGCCTGACACTGTGAAGTCGTTGGCAACTTCTCCGTCATGCCCTAGCCCTACTATGCCACTTACACTGCCCAGATCTACTCTAACAGCACTTTGACCAATAAACACATAATTTGCAGTTTCGTTAAAAACATAAGCACTGGTGTTGGTAGTTTTCAATCTGCCGTTGTTGGTAATCACAATGTCGTCATTGACTTGTAATTCCCCAGCCACTGTGGTAAGTCCTGTTGTTTTACCAATGTTTAAAAAGTTCGCTGCTGCTGCAAGATTCACAGTGGTAGCAGTGGTATTGACCAAATTAGCAGTGGTTGCTGTAGTAATTAAATTACCGTTGATCATTGTGACATTGCCGCTGAATGTAGCAGTGCCGGTAGTATTGATATTACCTGTTCCTGTAACATCAAATCCTCCCAGTACTAGATTTCCGCCTAGTTGGGGTGCTGTATCTCTAGTGATGTCGATAATACTAGTCACTGTGATATTATCAGTATTTTCTACCACAGTGATACCGGTACCAGCCACTACAGATCTCAACTGTAAATTATCACCAATTTTTTCTTTAAAAACTCGTGCGCCCGTACCAAGATTGTTGGCAGTGACTGCACTGGTAAGATCTAAAAATTCAAAATTTGCATTGACTTTTTCAAAGGCCGTGCGTAGATCATCTCCAGTGTTGGAATTAGCATAGGTTCCTAAATTAACTGTTTGAATCGCCATAATCCGCTCTCTTT